ATAATAGAAAACAAACACTAAGAGCATTTAGAAACGATCAAGGTAAGACACAATACGTTGAGTATAAACCTAACTGAGCGCTTGGCATAGTTAGTAAAGAAGAACATAATGACATGTTAATGCTTTACAGAAGCACTTAAATATGTTATAATTATATTATGAATCCATTACACGAATATTTTAAAAAGAATTTTGAAGTAAAGAAGTTTACTCATATTCCATTACCCGAAAAATCAATAGAACTAAAAACAGAGACAATAAAAGGTAAAAGATTTTATGTCTTACCTGACGGCAAAAAGTATCCGTCAATCACAACTGTGCTATCGGAAAGAGGCAATGAAGGTATAACCAGATGGCGTGAGTCAGTTGGTGATCAGGTGGCAAACACAATAATGAGAAATGCTGCGAGAAGGGGAACAGCAGTACACACCTTGACAGAGGATTATCTTAATAACAGAGAGTTGTCAAAGCAAGATGTTTTACCAACAGCGCTGTTTAGCATACTAAAAAGTGAATTAGATAATATAAATAATATTGTACTACAAGAGGGTAGCCTTTGTAGTCACAAATGGGGCGTTGCAGGTCGTGTTGATTGTATCGCTGAATTTAATGGTAAACTTTCAGTAATAGATTTTAAAACCTCAACGAAAGAGAAGAAGGAAGAGTGGGTAGAAAACTACTTTATACAGACCTCTGCTTATTGTGAGATGTACGAAGAAATGTACGGACAACCTATCGACCAGATAGTTATATTAATAGTAACCGAAGAAGGTGCAACTCAAACTTTCATAAAAAATAAAAAGGATTATTTACCTCTCCTCAAGCCCGCCATAGAGGAGTTTCATAGAAAGTTTAAAGATGAAAAACAAGATACTAGATAACCTACCTGCAATATTTGTTGCTTTAGTTTTTCTATTTAGTATGACACTTACATTTAATCACGCAAAAGCTGACGATAAACAATTAGAATATAATTTACAATTCATGTCGTATCCAATGATGTGTGGTTTACCAGAGGACGTGGATAGATACATAAAAGACAATGAGTTTACACCTGTCAATGTAAGTTTTGGTAAAGAGAATGCTAACGAAAATGGTAATATAGTTTTTGCTATAACGTATTACATTAACGATAAACATCAAACATTAGCAGTAGCAGAAACACCAACTGATCCATACAAGTGTATGATATTTCATACCTTTGAAATGCAATTAAATCCTAAGTTAGGTAAAGGCATAACCCTATAATATGAATGAACAACTATATACAAATATATAAAAATGCAATAAGTGATGAGTATTGTGATGAACTCATTAATAAGTTTGAAATTGAATCTAACAAAGAGACCTACGATCAAGGTCCTATGTCATTTACACAGGTCAATCTAAATAAAAATAAATGGCAGGGTGACATAGAGAGATTATCATCCGTATTCACAAAATATCTACAACAGTATAAAAATGATTGTGTTATCACAAGTCAGATGTGGCCAGAGAAATATGCCTTTGAAGAAATAAGGTTAAAGAAATATCTAGCAAATGGCAAAGATCGTTTTGATCCTCATGTTGATTCTATTAGTTTAGAAACGGCAAAGAGATTTCTAGTGTTCTTTATTTACCTAGATAATAATCAAAGAGGTGAGACTAATTTTCCACAACTAGGGTTAGCGTCACCTTGTGTCAAAGGTTCTTTACTAATGTTTCCACCACTTTGGCCATGGTTACATCAAGGAATGACACCGATAGATACGCCGAAGTATATGGTCGGTAGTTATCTACACTACACGCTTGACAATAATTAATGAATGATGTATAATAGATGTATTAATGAGTGATTTGACACCTAATAAGTTTGCTCTAATCATAGAGAATATGGTAAAAGAGAGAAAAATGGGATATATGGATGCAATTTTAGAGTATTGTAAAACGCATGAAATTGATCCTAGTAATACCAAATCAATGATTAATAAAACACTAAAAGAAAAAGTTGCTTACGAAGCACAAAATTTAAATATGTTGAAGGAGAAGGTAGCAAAACTACCATTATAATTATGTTTGATGATAAAATAAATATGCAAGTACCCCATGTCAATTTTAGAGTAAGAGAATTAGGCGAATGGGTTGACACAAATACAGATACTTACTTCAAAGATAAGAGAGTTTTAGTATTCTCTTTACCAGGTGCATTTACACCTACTTGTTCTAATCAACAATTACCAGGTTACGAAAAACAGGCAAGTGTTTTTAAAGAACATGGCATAGATGAAATTTATTGTATGTCAGTAAATGATTCTTTTGTTATGAATGCTTGGGCACAAGATCAGAAACTAGAAAATGTAAAAGTCATACCTGATGGTAATGGTCAGTTTACAGAGGAGATGGGAATGCTTTGTCAGAAAAGAGACAAGTGTTTTGGTCAGAGATCATGGAGATATGCTATGATTGTAAACAATGGTGTGATAGAGCAAATGTTTGTAGAACCAAATAAAACAGATGACACACCTGAAGATCCTTATGGCGAGTCTTCACCTGAGAATGTGTTGAAGTATTTACAATCTTTAAACCAAGGCAACGATATTTAAGTGAATGGATTTGATGTATATAAAATCTATCTTGCTGTCAAACTTCACTTCACAAGTAAAAACCAGAGTTATGACTATTTCAGACACGCTGGCAAGACAACAGCAAGGCTGGCTACATTTACTAAAAGACGGGATAAATATTTTTTTCACAAGTTGTCTAGAACTTATAGCGATACTGATATCGTTAATTATTTTATTAGTAATTTTACTGCCAATACTAATCTGTGGGTTGGGGATATCATTGGTAAAACTGGTGACGAAAATTACAAATCGTGGTCGAGAAGGATAGAGTCACTTCATTATTATTATGAACAAGATATTGAATATATATTAAGTATGATTACAGACAAATTAAGTTTTGATGACATCTTTACCTCTAAGCAAGGTCAACATCCACCTATAATTAAATACTTCCTATCTAAGAAGATAAACTTTGAGACACTTATTATATTAGATGATATATTAAAGTTTTCAAAAAGATTAAATAAAAGTATAAAAGAAACTGTGATATGGCCAAAGATGTATGAGAGAATGATAAGATACAAACCTTTTCTAAAATACAACACAACAAAATATAAGATGACATTAAAAAAGAAAGTTAAGGAAATATAATGCAAGATATTCAAATGAAAGCATTGACACTAGGCACAATCATATGTAGGTTTACTGTGCCTCAGAGTGTGATTGATGAGATCAATACTAGTTATGACAAAGCAAAAGATTTACCAGCACACAATCAAAATCTTGCAGGTAAGATCGCAGATGAATTTAAGTGTACAGATATATTGTCTGACATGACCAAAGAACTTTTTAGAACTTGTTTTAGACAATACTTATTAACTATACAGAAACCTCAATGGCATGTTTCTTTAGAGACTGCTTGGATAAATGACATGAAAGCAAATGAATATAATCCTTTTCATTATCACACAAGTCCTGAAACTGATCTAGGTCTATCCTCAGTATTAGTCTTAAAAAGACCAGAGACATATGGTAAAGAATATGCGAGAGAAGAAACACCTGCTAATGGTCATTTAGAATTTACTGGTGGTAATCAAGACCCATTAGGTATATCACAATTAAGAGTTGACGCTAAGGTAGGAGATTTATATATATTTCCATACACATTATTACATGGTGTTTATCCTTTTAATGGCACAGATGAGATTAGAAGAACAATGTCATATAATTGTAATCTATATAAACCTGCTGTGATACAACAAGTAAGAGATCAACAAATAAAGGAGGCTGATAAAAATGCCTAAGATGAGAATGTTTAAGTTTTGGAATGAAGCAGGTGAAGAAAAAGAAAAAGAAGCAATGAGTTTAAAGAAAGCAACCATGTCTGTTCAAGGCGATTTCAAAGACAAAGTTATCGGTGTTGAATACACTAGTAAGAAAGGTAAACTTATTGAGACATCTATTGAGATACCTGTGGGTAGAAAGATAAGACAAGCGATGGTGTTAGAACAAAAGAGATTAGCAGCGAAAGCAGCTAGAGAAGCAAGAGGCAGATGAGAATATTAATAATACTTTTATTACTAACAGGATGTTCTGCTTACAAAGATGGATCATCAATAAGAGCATGGGATCCTACAAGCACAGTTATATCACAATTTTTCAAAGCATTAGCAACAGGTGATACTAGCAAAATTAAAGTAAGTAAAAAAGATGATGAAAAAGAATGGGAGAAAATAGATGAGTAGTGTTGACGATAGAGATGTGGATAGCACATACGAGAACGAACAAAGTATGGTTACCATACCATTAAAAGAATACGATAAGTTAAAAGAACAAGGTAAATATATTACCGATCCTAGTCTAATATCGGTCATAGATAAGATAGAGGAACTGACAAGAGCATTAAGAAAGCATATAATCAGGAAATATTAATGAGTACAGATGATAGAGGACCGTTAGATTTAACAAGACAATTAGAAGAAAAAGATAAAGAGATTGCTGATTTAAAAAAAGATAATAAACTATTGGCAGATGAGGTCTACAAATTAAAAAAAGAAAATGCCGATTTTAGATTGCTTGACAAGAGCAGATAATTTTGATATAATAGAACTATGAAAAATATAATGATAGCATTTTTAGTGTTATGCTTTACCGCTTCTGTGGGAAACACTACTGAGAATAACATTGTTAATGAAACGGTTAATAAGATTACAAATCACATTAATAATGAAAAAGTAAAAATCGTTGAGTATCAAAAAAAGAACTGGCAAGAGGGTAAAGATCAACTTGCTAGAAACTTTAATACAATTAAGTCTTGGTTTGTTAAGAATTAGTCTTATAAATAATACTATACGAAATATACGGATACAACAATATACAATAACATACAAGGAAACATACATATGAATACAAGTATAGCGGCCTTAAAAAGGTCAAAGTCAAATCTAGATAATCTAGTCAGCGAACTAAACAAAGTTGCTGAACCTCAAAAACAAAAACAATCATACTCAGATGACAGATTCTGGAAACCTGAATTAGATAAATCAGGCAATGGTTATGCTGTCTTTAGATTTTTACCTGCTGTAAAGGGTGAAGATTTACCTTGGGCAAGACTATGGTCTCATGCCTTTCAAGGACCTGGTGGTTGGTATATTGAGAATAGTTTAACTACTCTTAATAAAAAAGATCCAGTAAGTGAATCAAACAGTTTACTTTGGAACTCTGGTGTTGAAGCAGATAAAGAGATTGCAAGAAAAAGAAAAAGAAAATTATCTTATATTGCAAATGTTCTTATTGTAAATGACGCAAAACATCCTGAGAATGAGGGTCAAGTTAAATTGTTTAAGTTTGGTAAGAAAATCTTTGATAAGATTACCGAAGCAATGAAACCTGAATTTGAAGATGAGAAACCTATTAACCCATTTGATTTCTGGGAAGGTGCAAACTTCAAATTAAAAATCAGAAAAGTTGACGGTTATTGGAATTATGACAAATCAGAATTTGATAGTCCATCTGCTATAAAAGATAATGATGACGCTATCGAACAAATTTGGGAAAAACAATATGCCCTAAAACCTTTTCTTGCACCAGAAAACTTTAAATCTTATGATGAGTTAAAAGCGAAATTAGATAAAGTTTTAACAGGTTCAAGAAACACTGGCACAGCCGAAGATGTTGCGATCCCACCTGTGACAAACGTGGCACCAGTGAAAACAGAAACAGTTGATAATACTTCCATGTCTGCTGATATTGATGAAGATGGTGATGAAACACTATCTTACTTCAGTAAATTAGCAGAGGAAGAGTAATCTCTCCACCTGTTTCTTTATAGGGTAGGGTTTCTAAACCCTGCCCTTTTATATTATAAATAAACATACGACATTATGAATGAAGTTTTGAGATATCAAATCATATAAAGGAGATTATATGGAAATTATTAATAAAATAAAAGACTGGTCTAGTGCATTAGCAGATGTAGGTGTATCGCTTATCGCATTAGGTATCGTTTTAGAAGTTTTATTTAGCGGACAGAACGTACCTTTTTGGCCAGACATTAGCGTAATAGGCAATGTACAATCAATTATTGCAGGATTTTCTGCTCAAGGTTTAGTTGGTTTAGTTGCTGTTTGGGTACTATACTCAATCTACACTAAAAAATAATTTAATATAATATAAGGGGGCGCTTTGCCCCCTACTCAACCATGGACATATTTTTAGAAATACTACAAAAATTTGGATTACCTGTAGCGGCAGCAGCTGCTATGGGCACTTTCATCTATATTATTTTAAAATATATACTAGGTGGTGTCGTAGGTTCTGTTAAAAGTTTACATGGCATAATCATGGGACTAGAGAACAGAATACAGACCATGAATAATGACATGATAAAACTAGACATATTAGTATCTCATGCCTTAAAATTAAAACCAGATGAAGAAAGAATTGCCAGAGCAGATGGCAAAGATGACGCTCGGAAAGACTAATGGAACTATTAGAGATATTAAATGAGTATGGTTTTGCAACCATGTCAGCGATTGCTATGGGATGGTTTATCTGGTTCATCTATACCTTCATAACACAAGAAGTCACAAAGAAGTTAGGCGAAGCTTCTAGTGCGTTAATTAGTCTAATAGATAAAATAAGAAGACTAGACAACGACATAATCAGGTTACGAACTAAACTGAACACAATTATTACCCTCCAAGAACAAGAAAAGAATAAAAATAAGCAAGACTAATTATAAATAGTAGTATGAAAACATCATCAAAAGTGGTGATGTTAGTAGTGACTTACCTTATATTAACCCTTGACAATATTTTACTAGCATCCGAATTGGTACACGATTTTAAGAATCCTGCGTTTAGCGGCAATGGATATTCTCAGCACGTCTTATCTATAAATCAGTTAGAAGTGCAGAGAGAACAAAAGGTATTTGATGATCTAAAGTCTGCTAAAGCAGCTGCTGAGAGAGCAGAGAAGAATAAGACTATCAACAAATTTATTACGAATGTTGAGAGTAGAATTTATGCCAATCTGTCTAAACAACTGGTTGACAACATGTTCGGTACTACATGTGACAGTAGCACAACTACCTGTCCTACAAGTGGTACAGCAACAGTAGAGGGTGCTCAAATCTATTGGGTGAAAGATACAAGCACAGAGATTATTACATTAACAATTACTGACGTGGATGGTACAACTACTACAATGACCGTACCACTAGGTGACTTTAAATTTTAGGATTAGTATGAAAACATTATTAATTATATTACTAGGGATAATTGTGTCTGGTTGTGCCGCTAACAAACAGATAGAAGTTTACAAAGGCAAGGCACCGTACATTGAGGGTACAACAACAAGCGATAGACTTACTAATTTACCAGACCTAGATAATCAACCTATCATTACGATAGCAGTTTATAGATTTACAGACCAAACAGGTCAGAGAAAACCTAGCACAAAGTTTTCTCAATTATCTACAGCGGTCACACAAGGTGCAAGTATATTTGTAATAGACGCATTGAAGAAAGTATCAGGTGGTGATTGGTTTCAAGTTGTAGAGAGAGAAGGATTAGATAATCTAGTCAAAGAAAGACAATTGATTAGATCAACAAGAGATTTATACGATGGCGAACAAAACGTAGGTAATATTTTAAAACCTTTATTGTTTGCTGGTCTTATTATCGAAGGTGGGATAGTAGGATTTGATAGTAATATACAGACAGGTGGTCAAGGCGCTAGATATCTAGGTATTGGTGTTAGTGAACAATATAGAGTAGATCAGGTAACAGTAGCGATGAGACTTGTTTCTGTACAAACAGGCGAGATATTATTAACTACACAGGTCACTAAGACTATCGCTAGTCACTCAAAAGGTGGCGATGTATTTACCTTTGTAGATATGAACACAAAGGCAATAGAATTAGAAAGCGGTGTCTCAGTAAATGAACCTGTGACATATGCAATTAGAACAGCGATAGAGTTTGCTGTTTTAGAGATTATTCACGCAGGTGAACAAAAGAAATACTGGAAATTTAAAAAGGAAGAAATAGGAATACACAACAATGTACAAACTAATTAGTATCGTCATGTTAATGTTGATGACTTCTTGGTCATATGCTAATGATATCTATGTGACACAATCAGGTGCTTCACTTGACTTAGATATCACACAAGATGGTTCTAATAACACAGTTGGTAACTCAACAACAGCGTCGGCGTCAACAGGTGCTACGACTATATTAAACATAGATCAGATAGGTAATTCTAACGTAATTAAATATCAGATCAATGGTGCGACATACACAGGTGTTATTAATCTAGTTGGTAACTCAAATGATGTAGATTTAAATTGTGATAGTACAGGTGGTAACTCATCATGTGGTAGTGCGAATGCTGTAATTAACTTTACTGGTAACTCAAACGATATAGATTTAGATATAGGACAGACATCATCAGCTACAAGTGCAGACGTAGATATAGTGGGTCAATCAGGATCAGACTCTAACGTGGTGGCAGCAACAGTCGATGGTAATAGTGCTATCTTAACAATAACAATTAATGGTGATACAAACAACTACCTACTTGATATAGACGGCAATGGTGATGTAAATGGTCATACACTAATACACTCACACACAGGTGGTATCGCAGACGTTGATATTACACAATCAGGTACAAACGATAACATGATAACTTTAACTACAAGTGGAGACAATGCTGATATTGATATCAGCCAAACAGACTAACATGGACACAGGAACTTTAAACATAATTTTATTCTTTGGTATTATTTTATATGCGAACATATCTATTTACAATTGGGTTCATACTCTTAACCCTTACGATTTTAGCAAAAAATAGTTTTGCTACTATTGGTGAGGTAACTCTACACAAAGGTAATGCTGTTGTAGATAGACAAGATGGCGACAAGGGTATTGAGGTTCAAAAAGACCTAGATATATTTTCGTATGATACAGTAAAAACAGGAAATGGTAAGGTCGGTATAGAATTTATCGACCAAACCAGAGTTGATGTCACAGAGCATAGTAAACTTTTAATTGATGAGTTTATCTATGACCCAAATACAAACACAGGATCACTATCACTAAAAGCAACACTTGGCACAGTTAGATATGCAAGTGGTCAGATAGCAAAAACCTCAGCACAGAATGTAAAGATTAGCACACCTACTGCTACGATAGCGGTCAGAGGTACAGACTTTGCTATGACTGTTGATGAGATAGGATCGTCAACAATTATTTTATTACCTAGTTGTGATAGTGATGGCATGTGTTATGTGGGTGAGATATCGGTAGAGACAGACGCAGGTTTTGTAATCATGAATCAAGCATTTCAAGCAACAACTGTTAGCACACCTGAATCTAGACCTTTAAAACCTGTAATACTTGGTTTAGATGAAAACATGATTAACAACTTATTGGTTGTTAGTAAACCAAAAGAGATAGAAGAACAAGAAGCAAAAGAGAAAAGATTAAAAGTGGTTGCAAATGCCTTAGATATAGACTTCTTAAAGTTTGATGATCTAGAGGTTGATCTACTAGAGATAGAAGAAGATGAGTTTGCTGGTGTTTTAGATTTAGATTTCTTAGAACAAAACTTTTTAAAAGACATCTTAGCAGAATTAAATAAACAACTTGCCATTCAAATGCAAAGTGAGTTTGATAAAAAGAAAGATAGAAAAACAGGACAAGATGAGTTTGGTGTTATACTATTAGATGAAGAACCACAATGGGTATGGATGAGAACAGACGAAGCAGGTAATAATATAGTGTTAAGATTAAATCAAGAAGATGGTTATACAATTAACGTAACCCAAGGTGATACAGAAATTATAGATTACGATTTAGGAGACGGAGACAATGTTATCTTCATATATCAAAACCAGTAAATTTATTGCAACCGTGTGGATAGTGTTCCTATCTTTCGTGGTTTTATTTTGTGTAGTAGAGGCAGCACGTGCTGATACAGCATTAATATATCACTCTAGTTATTCAGACGCCCACACTAATATTAAATCACAATTAGAAGCAGATGGTTATACAGTCACACTATCAACAAGTGGTTCGGTTGCTAGTAATTTACATACAAGTTATGATGTTGTTTATGATTTAAAATATAATAGTAATTGTGGTTCGACTTGTAAAACAAATTATCAATCGTTTGTGCAAAATGGTGGCGTTTTAGTTATCGTAGGTGAGAATGGTAATTTTAGTGGTAGAAATAATAACATAGAAGGATTGATAGAAAACAAGTTTGGTGGCACATTGACTCAACTTGGCAACACAAATGGTTGTAGTGTTCCTTGTTCTAGTGGTCAGATTAATAATTCAAACACCATAAGTTCCTCAAACACAAATGTGACAGATAGTAATTATACAAGTCTTGGTCATTATCCTTATGGTAGATATTTTTCAGGTGATGGTACTTGGGTTGCAAAAAATGGTAATGGTCAGGTATTATGGATGAGATGGTCAGGTAGTGAATTGCCTAGTGGTTATACTGGTGCAGTCTATGTTACCTTTGACATAAATCAGTTTGAAAGTGCTTTTGACGGAACGCAAATGTCTAATTTAATTTCAGATACATATACAAGTATTTTAGCCGCAACACCTCAAGCAGGTATATCTTCATCACAACAGACAGAGGTAACAACAGCAACGAACAAAACACAAAGTGGTAATG